CCGGAGTTGAAAATGCTATCCCTATATCAATTTCACCAATTACTTTTAATGTAAATTGTTGATCGGTGTATACATTTACTCCAGTAGATACTGTTCTATTTGCTCTTACTGTAAATGTGTAATTTGTTTCTATTGCTACTTGTCTACCTAGTGTGCCATAAATTTCTCCTGATAGTATATCAATTGATAATCCTGATGGCAATGCACCAGATTGTATTGTATATTCTAAATTTGCTTGTAAAGGATCAAAATCTTCAACATCAATTTTAATTACAATTGAGTTGTCGTGTCTAAATGTTCCTAGGTCTGAACCTGTTTTAAATATAGGTCTTCTGCCACCACTAAAATCCATAGTAACTGGAGAACCTTCAATTTCTGTTACATCTATTGTTATTTGTGTATTTGATACTCTCCAATAATCTGCTGAATATACAAATATAGAATTACTTTGATCAACAAACGAAGTTCCGTCTGATACTCTTACTATAAAATCAAAATTTTTGCTAATTGATTTTGTTGTAACAATTTTGTCATACACAACGTCATCATAATTTTCCAGTGCCGCGGCAAAACCTCCACGAGGTCCGTATTTTTGATCTTCAGTTAACTCTACAATTCCCGAAATCAATCCAGAAGCACTAATAGTAATTCCTGGTGGTAATGCTCCTTGCACTACTTCATAAAATAAAGATTGTCCAGCTCTAGTATCGTCATCAGTAGCCTGCATTTGTAATGATATTGATGATCCGTCTATTATCCAGTACAATCCAACTCTTGTAGAGTCGTCTAGTTGTAATTGTCCCGATGCTGTTGTAAATGTTGGAGCGTCTGCTCCTTGTACGTCTAATGAAAATGTTCTATCTGTGATAGTTGTTCCGGCCATGGCTCGCACGACGAAGGTGTAAAGAGTTCTGTTGGCTACCTCAGCCGGAATTCCTGTTAATAAGCCTGTGGAAGTAATCGACATTCCAGAAGGTAGGCTTCCTGCAATTATTGAGTAAGCTATTGCCGTAGAATCACTAGTGTTCGCTTCTAATTGTAGCGAATACGATACTTGTTCGTCAATTGACGCAAGTTTTCCTGCTGTGGTTGTCCACACGGGTGTTGACATTAAATTACTCCTTACATGGATATTTATGGAGTAAATGTTATTATATTATGTGTCTTATTATGCTTGATCCCAGTACGGAATAACTCGTAATGTACCTGCAACTTTGATTTTTAAGTATCCAGTTGGTACACCCGGAAGAGCTGATGCTCCACCTGCCGAACCGATAGTACTTTGTGTTGGTGTATTAAAATCAAGAGTACCTGTACCTTGCGTGTTAATAGCCATATCACCATTTGATGTGTCAACTTCAAGTTTGTCTGCTCTTAAAGTAGTAAATTCACCTAATGTTGCATGAAGTTCATTTGCAGTAGCAATTCCACCTAGTGCAACTGTTTGGTTAGCCGCTGGTGTTAGTGTAATACCACCTGATGTTGCTGAAAGAACGTTTCCATCTATTCTTAAATTATCAGCATTAAATTGACCAGTTACTGACATAGTACCTGTTACAGTTTGAGCAACTGTTGTCAAATTTGATGCAATATTAACAATACCTGAACCATTTGCTGAAATGTCTAAATTAGCATTCGAGGCATTGGTTGTAATTGAATGATCTTTAATTCTTACCCAATCAATATCTGATTGTCCTGTAATTGTATGCGTACCTGTTGTAGTAATATCTGCTGTTGTTAGTGTTCCAGTTACACCTAATGAAGTACTAAATGTTCCTGCTCCTGTTACTGCAAGTGTACTACCATTAAAAGTTAAGTTAGCTTCACCTTGAAATGCATTTGCACCTGTTACAGTTGCAACAGTATTATTTGTTGAACCTGTTTGAACTGCTTTTGTGTCTGCATATGCTCTAATTGATTGTTGTGTCGCAAGTTGTGTTGCTGAATTTGTTCCCATAGCATCTTCATCTAAGATACCGGTCACTGTTGCACCTGTTGCCAATGTTACACTTGTTCCTGCAACCAAGGCTCCAGTAATATCAACTGCTTCTGCGATAGTAACCTTAGTTGAATCAGCTGAATCTAAAGTTGTACCATTAATTCTTAAGGCACTGATTAAAACATCTCCTGTACCACTTGGTTGTATTGAAAGTTCTGCGTTTGATCCATTTGATGTGATAGTGTTTGTTGTTAAACTTAATGCTGTCAGCGAATTGTTAACAGTCGTCGCACCTGTTAATGTCGTCGCACCTGTTACTGCCATAGTTGAAGTGGCTGTAACCGCTCCGTCTATGTTTACTGCACTATTAGCCTGAAGTCCTTCTGCTATTGTAATTGATGATGAATTATCTGAGCTTAAAGTTGTTCCTGCTATTCTAATTGCTGAAGCAAGTACCCCACCTGTACCACTTGGTGCTATTACTATGTCTTCGTTTGATCTTGCTGATGTAATATTAAATCCGTTTACGTCTAGATTTCCACCTAACTGAGGAGAAGTATCAAGAGATACCCTTTCAGTCATCGTTGTACCGTATAATTCTGTAAAGTTTGCGTTTATTTTTGTAAATGCTGTTCTTAACGGATCACCTGTACCGTCATTTGCTGTTGATCCTATGCTAATTGTTTGTATTGCCATGTTTTAAATCCTATGTTAATACGATTATTTATTAGAAATTCTATAAACCGAATGTAATTTTATATGTCAATTGCTGTTCTTTGAAATTTGAACACACAGCTATCATTACTAGTATTTGTTGCCAGTAATCTCACATTACCGTTCAGTACGTCTGCTGTAAATGTAGCCAATGGTGCACTGTACGAAGTTGTTGAACCAAAAACAGTTATGTATGCTTCAATGGTACTATCACCACTTGGTCCATATATTAGGTTAGCTTCTACTATTTCATATCTGCTATTTGTAGCATCTGTAATTGATATAAAATATTTTGCACTTCTGTATGTTGCAGAAGCAAATGAATCTATCTGTGTTGTTGCTGACGACGCCACTGTTGTTGTGCCGTCTGATATATCTGAATGATTTAATGTAGCACCTGCTGTTGCAAATGATAAAGTACCAGCTCCATTAGTTTTTATAAGTTGATTTGCAGTTCCATCTGCTGTTGGCATTAAAAAACCACTAATGGATACTTTGCCTGATCCATTTGCTGTTAATTCTAAATTGGCATTTGATGCATTTGTTGAAATAGTATTATCTGTAACAGTCACACCATCTAGTACTGCTGAAGTGGTTGCTGTCACTGTTGTAAATGTACCTGCAACTGCTGTTGCTCCACCAATCACTGTGTCATCTATTACACCACCATTAATATCAGCCTTCGCGATTACTATTGATCCTGTACCTGATGCTGATAGCACTAGGTCTGAGTTTGATGTTGTTGTTTTAATAATATTGTCTGTTATGTTTATGTTAGTATCTACAGTTAAATTATCAATAGTAACTGTTCCTGTACCAGACGGTCTTATAACAAGGTCATCATTTGAACGTGTGGTTGATATTTCGTTACCAATTATGGATATAGAATCGTTAAACAGGGTTGATGCATATACTTCTGTGAACATTGTGTTCACTTTTTGCATAGCCGATCTTAATGTATCACCTGTTCCGTCGTTTGCATTTGATCCTACGTTTAATGTTTGTATTGCCATATTCTTATACCTTTAAAGGTCTCCTTACAAATTTTAAAACTTGACTGTTATCGTTATTTACTATTCCTAACAACCTAACATTACCGCTGTTAATATCAGCACTAAAGTCTAGTGAGTCATACGCAGTAGACCCGTCATTGTTTCCATTATCTACAGCACCGGTTAAACTAATATAAGCATTTGATCCATCATGAGTAATATTTGCTTCTATCAATCTATATCTGTTGTCTGTTGGGTCTGAGACTTGAATAGTGTATTTCATACTTCTGTATGTTGAAAGACTAAAAGAGTCAACAGTCTGTGTTGCAGAGTTTCCTGTTATTGTTGCAGTACCATCTAAAATATCTGAGTTTGAAAGTATTATTGGAGATGTATACCATGATAGTTGTCCATTACCATTTGTTTGTAATACTTGTTCGCTAGTTCCATCTGCAGACGGAAAGTTTACTCCGTTTATTGAAACATATCCAGTGCCGTTCCCTAAAAGTTCTAAATTGGCATTTGATGCATTTGTTGATATTATGTTATCAGTTATTGTTACACCATCGAGTACTGCTGAAGTATTTGTAGTCAATGTTGTAAAAGTTCCTGTGGTAGCCGTTGCTCCACCAATCACTGTGTTATCTATTACACCACCATTAATATCTACTTTTGTAAATTGTATTGATCCCGTACCTGATGCTGTTAATTCTAAGTCTGCATTTGAAGTATTAACTTTTATTTCATTGTCAGAAAGATTTATTGTTGAATCTATTGTTAAATCTGATATTGCTACTGTTCCTGTTCCATTGCCTGACAGTTCAATATCAGCATTTGAAAGTAATCCTTTAATAGTATTATTGTCAAAGTCTATATGTGAAAGAATTAACTTTGGCGAGTCATATATTTCTGTAAAATTTGAATTTATTTTAGTTCCTGAAATTCTGATACTATCACCTGTACCATCATCAGCAACTGCTCCGATGTTAATCGTTTCCTTTGCCATATTAGATACTCGCTAATGCTATTTTCTTCCAGATGACAGTAGATCCATCATAGTTGCCAGTGCATACATATAAGTTTGTTGCGTCCCAACTAATTGAACCTGTTACATCTCCAGTTGAACCTAGTGCTGTTGCAGTTTTAGTAGTTGTAATTACAAGTCTATCTGCATCAACTTTAACCTGTCCTGTACCGTTTGGATTAATTATAATATTACCATTGGTATCAGCACTCAAAAGAGTGTTACCTGACAGGTGTAAATCACCCGCCAACTCTGCAAAATTCGTATTAATTTTTGTCATAGCGGTACGTAAAGTATCGCCTGTTGCCGGATTTCCTGCTGTTCCTGTGTCTATTGTTAATCTAGTCATATATTGGTTACACATATTTATTAAATATTAATATGTTCATAGAAACCCTAAAAACTATGAGGTTGTACGAACGCCAGTCTAAACTTGGCATATATCACACGTTTCACCGAAAAAATACTATCTTTGTTTTCAAGTGCGATTCTTGTGGTGGAACTTTTCTTAGACCCAGAGCTAATGTAGATGTAGGACGTGCATCTAATGATTATAAACACGTTTGTTCGTATTGTGATACCAAGAAATTTGCTCAAACAGTTGGTGTAAAAATGAGAAAGATATATCAGCTAGACGCTTCAAGTACTAGATCTTTATAATCGCATCCATTCAATGTCGTCACGATTACCTTCTATCCATCTAAATAAATCGGCATAGATACCGGTCTTTATGTTAGGTAGATCAAAGTACCATCTTAAGAATGTGTTGCCTTCAATATACTCTCTTCGATTAATAAAATAAAAATTTGTATTTGGAAACTTTTTAACAATTTGTCTTATTTGATACATCCATTCATACTTGAGATATGCTTTCATACTAATTCTGTCAGGGTAGTTTATTGAATTTTTATAGATGTTATTTTGTTCTCTGCTAGGAGAGGTCATTTCCCATTGTTTTGCTCCTAGAATATCAAAAGATAACATTATAACATTTTTTATGCCAGACTCAGCGGCCATTAATAAAGCACTTGTACCTGAGCCTCTATTTTGTGAAAAATCAATTGATTTAATTTTGTTTCCTTTTTTAGGATCACCACCACGCCACATTCTGTAAAGTTTTAACCCTGTTGGTACATCGTATTCTTCATCACCATCACATATGTAGCTCCATTTACTAATATCGTT